GTGCTGAACCTCTACGATCATATTGTGGTCTTGTGAGTACACCACTTGAAAAGAGCATTGCCCCATCATAACGTAATCCGCCACAACCTTTTGCAAGCACGACTTGGTAAACAAGCCACGCATTGCTGCGTACTCGCTCGGCTTCTTGGCAGAGTCCGTTGCATCCAGTCCCTTACCAAAGGTCATATCCATCAAAGAGTTTAAGATGGCGTTGTTGGTTGGTGATCCGTTGTACCTGTCAATTAGGTAGCCGAAGTAGTCGTTATTGTCTCCGTATTCAACGTAGTCCTTTCCTTGCACCTCTTTAACAACAGGTGTGGTGTAGGAACTGAAGTTCACAACGTGGACTTTAGATGATGATGTACTCATTATTGTAGCTTTGTTCTTCCGTGTAGACGTTTTGGTTCACGGTAAATTTATCGAAATCTGTTTGTGAAGTTACGAATACCCTATCTCGGTAGATAAGGTCACCATCGTATGTTAATTTTAGGCCGTAGAATCGGTTGTTGACTAATGTATAGACTGCCGTGAGATCCATAAAGCCATTCCCCTCTGTTATCGTGGGATTGATTTCTTGCGTTGTATTGGTGCTTTCATCAATCAAATATAGTGTAACGCCATCAAGGGAGTTAACTGCGCTTGTAACGCATACTTCGGCCTCTAAAGTACCACCATCAAGCAACACACGCTCGAAGTAAGAATCCAAATCCTCTGATGAGTAAACAAACTCACGAGGTATGATTGTAATGGTTTGTGCTGAAGCTGATACTTGAAGGATATGCATCTTAAATAAATAACCTTTTAATTGCGATTTGTTTGAAAATAGAAAAGGGGCTTACGCCCCTTCAACTATTCTGCCTTGCGGTAGGTTACGAGTTCGTACCTACAACAATCGTGTCAGTTGCACCTGCAAGTCCAGCGAATGGATTGGCAGTAGTAGCACCTGCGATGAAGTTAGCAGGCATTGTCTCCTGTGCCTCCATTGTCAAAGTGTAACCAGATAGGTCACCCATTGCAGCACCAGTTACAATCGTTCCACCTGTTACTTCAGCACCGTTGTTCATTCCCATAAGGAATGCGTTGCCGTTGTAATCTTGTACGATAACGTAAGGGCGGCCATAAGCAAGCAGCTTCAATTCTTTGTTGTCCTCCTTTGTGAGTTTGGTCAACGTCAAATTCAAAGTCTGCGTGAAGAAGGTAGTACCATTCTCACGGCTTGAGTTAAAGGTTTGCTCAAAAGATGAGTTACCTTTTACAAGATATTGGTAAGCAGAGAATGTACCACTAATGTTGGTAATCTCATCGGCAGTAAGGGTAATCGTACCCAAGTCACCATAGTCTACAAAGTATACGGCACGGATGCCACCTACTACGTCTTTACAGGGTACTGCCCTGCCTTTTGTTAAATCACAAGCCATTGTTTCTTTGTTTTATTAGAATTAAAAAAGGGGGCGAGGACATAGCCCAAGCCCCCCTTGATTTACGTTAATTCGGATTAAGAGTAAAGAACTACGTCTGCTCCGATTCCGTACTGAACTCCTGCGAAGAAGCGTAGGATTACGCGGATGTTGGCACTTCCGTCAAGGTCGGCCATGTCAAGGACACGCACTTCGTTTCTCTCATCAGCCAAACCGCAGCCGAAGAATAGGTTTGAAGCTTCAGCAGCAACCATCTTGTTTGAAGGAAGACCGTTTGCCATAGCAACGCGGATGCCATCAAAGTACAAGTCTCCGTTGCCGTACCACATTGTGCCTTGATTGTCAACACCATTTGCTCCAAGACCTGAAGTTCCGAATCCACCAAGAGCGCGGACATAAGCCTTTGCTACGTTTTGTGGAACGTAGATGGTCAAGTCCTCTTTGCCGTAAAGAGCAGAAGGAATAGCATCAACAACTTTACCAAGCTCTGCGATTACGTTTGCAGCAGTCACGGTTGTAGCGGTTACGTCAATAACGTCAGAGTCAGCAGTCATCAATGAAAGGAATCCAGAGAACTCACCTGCACTTGCAGCGTTTCCGTTCCAAATGTTCTGCTCAATCTTTTGGGCAGTCTTTGAAGCAACGTGAGCGATAAGGAAGTCAGCAAACGAAGCAGGGATGCTATCGTAAGCAGAGACACCCATCTGACCACCAATCCATGATGAGTAGTAGTCTTTCTTGCAAAGCTGCAAGTTTACCTGAAAAGGCTCAACGGCAAGTACGCGGTCGGTCAAAGTCAAGGTAGAAGTTGCATCAAAATCGCACGTGCCATCTTTCAATATGTCGTTGGTATTAACCTTCTGAAGGGTGGTTTTGTAGTTTACGTTTGGAAGAATCTCAATGAGTCCTTTGTCCAAAGTGTTAGCAGAAAGAAGTGCAGCAGAAATGTACTTCTGCGCAAAAATACCTGCATAGTTTGTGGTGATTGAAGTGGTCGTAGCCATTTTTTATATTTATTATTTGTTGATTCGTGCAAGGACTCGGTCAATCGTCTTTTGGGGGCGGTTTGAACTCATCTTTTGGACTTGCTTTGTTTCGGGGTTGTGCTTGATGGCTTTCGCAGCAGGTGCGGCAGACAGTTCAGCTTTAACGGCTGCCATCTCCTCCTTCTTGGCGTAACCGCCCATCTCCTCACGCATTCCTTTCATCTCCTCGCGCATCATTGCAATTTCTTCGAGAACTCTCTCAATGATTGCAACAACCGCAGGGGCTTCTTCTTTTACTTCCACTTCAGCAAGCTCAGTAGGCATTTCGGCTTCAACCTCAATCTCTACTTGTGCTTCTTCTTCGGATGCTTCTTTAATTTCAGCGATGATACCTTCTTCTGTGATGACCAAAATACGGCCATCAGCAAGTAGGTGTTCGCCAACAGGAGCAGCAACTCGGTCTTCGCCACTAATGACAAATACTTCGTTACCTGCTTCAAATGATTCTGCCTCAAGAACGGCTCCGTTCTCAAGTGTCATTTGCTCGAACTTAACCTCACGGATGGAGGATAGCTCGGCAAGGATGCGGTTGAGGATATTGTTTGCTTTCATATCTAACTAATTAAAGGGGTTTTGATTATTTGTAACATTTTTAAGGATTGATAACTACCGTGCCTTGTCCGACAAGCGAGCCAACACCCTGCGCAGCAAGAGAGCCATCGCAGCATTTAGAGTTGTAGGTATTGTCTGGGCATAAGCATCCACGCCTTCCACCTCGTGGTGACGCTACTGGGAGTTTTTGTGGTCTATACATTGTTAAGTTCTTTTAGTTTGGATTCTGCCCAACGCTTACCTGCAAGACCGCCCCATAGCAGGAACGATATTGTGCCGCAGGCTTGCGTGTCGTTCTCATCGTAGTATTCTTCGGCTCTTGATAGGTATGAGTACATCCGTGTGATGGTCTCTACGCTCACAGGCTTGCCTTGTGCTAACTGCTGCGCCCTTACCTTACCGACAGGAGTAGCACACTTGTTGCCGTTCTTCTCGTTTAGTTCAATACCACGCTTGGCGTTATTTCGTACGGCTTCGGGGTAGTCAGTAAACGATTCCATCTCGGTGCGTGTTCCCGACTTCTTGCGGCCATCCCTTTTTATGATAGCGACAATTTGCGATAGCATCAACGCTGCTTCCTGCTCCTCAATAATCGCCATCTCCTGCTTGGCAAGGTTTAGCTTGTCCACGAAGTATCCCTCAATAGAGAATCCTTTGACCTTACCAGTCTTGACAAAGTTTGTCCAGATCTCTGGGTTATTGACTTTCATAGATACCATCCAAGTGCCTACGGGCAAATCAAAGCCGTACTTCTTGCTCTTGTCGTGTACCTCATCTTCTATAATCCACGACTCTACAACCGTGAGGCCGTTGATGCCTACTTCGTGTTCAAGCGTAGCGTTGTTCTGCTTAGACTTCTGAAAGAACATCTCGCTTGCTTTTCTAATCGTTGCTTCACTAAAGTAAACGTAGAACTCCTCTTGGCCTTCTGCTCGGTAGATGGGTTTGTTGGGCACGAGTGCTGCTCCCATAAGGATGCGCTTCTCATCGCTCTGCGTAGCGAACTCCACCCGTTGTGAGTTCAGCGCAATAAAGTCCTCCTCAATAGCAGGATATTCTACAAGGGAGATTGCGTCAATGCCCGTGAGCAGCATTGATTCATCAAGTATTAGTTCAATTAGTTTCATCATCCGAATGTTGCGGTTCTTACTCTTTGGCGTTGTAGTTGTTGTGCGGTCGTTACGTCACCACCCACAACGTATGCACGAACGGGTTGGTTAAACTGACCACCTATGCTTTGTGCAAGTTGGTTGATTCCACCCTGTCCGACTATGTTGAACTGCGGTGCTTGTGAGGGAGCAGTTGGTGCAGTTATAGTTGTTGGAGGTGCGGCATTAGGGGAAGTAGGGATCTGCGTAGAGCTTACCTTCTTTAAGTTGGCAAGACCACCAGCAATTACTCCTGCGGCAGCGATTGCACCAAACGGAGGTGGGTATGCACCCAATGCTTTTGTGGCACCCATATATGTGTCAATCACAATCTGAGTCATCGCAAGTGCCTTGCTTATTTTAGTATTCTCCCCTGCAAGTGCAGCAAATCCGCTGATGGCTCCGCTTACCGCATCAAGGTTTGCAAGTGTGAAATTTATGTAGTCGTTTAAGTCGGCTGCTGAGGTCTCTGCTCCTTTAGCGATTGATTCAGTAAAGAACTGACCTACCCTCGCTATCTCTGCTCCACCTTGCTTGCTTGCCTCTACCGATTTGTCTACAAAGTCCTTGAACTTCTTTTCGCTATTTTCAAATCTTGCTTTCTCGGCACTTGTTCTGGCGGCCTCAAGTTCTTTGATCTTGGTTATTTCCTCGTTAAGCAATGACATTGTTTCAGTCTGAAGCCTACGCCTACGCTGAATGTTTGCCTGCTCAAGTTCGGAGATTCTTGCACGAGCCTCTTCGATGCGAACCAAACCATCTTCGGTGACCTCACCCATCTTGGCTTGCTCTTGCAATACATTCAACCGCTGCCGCTGAACCGCTAATTCTTGGCGGGCTACTTTTTCTTCAATAGCCCCTGCTCTGGCAACCGCAGCAATTCTCGCTTCCGTGCTTTTCGTTACGTCATCAGCGATAAGTCGAGCCTCTGCAATCTGCTTGTTGGCAATAGCACGTTGTGCGATAAGCGCACGTTCGGCATCCTCTACGTCATTGAGCTGCTTGGCAAGTTCCCTACCGAGCTTGGTCTCTCTAACAATCTCATCACCCAGCCCCTTGAAGGCACCTGCAACGCCCTCAATGGCTCCCTTGAAGTCCCCTTGAAAGAACTTAAATAAAGCCTCACCTAATCCAATTACTCGGTCGATTACAACCTTTACCGCTGCGCCAAGCGCACCCATAACTTCAGCGAGCTTATCGCCACCACGTTCTGTTTCTTTGAAATACGCAACGAGCGATGTTACTGCAACAAGCAGCGCACCCAATCCAGTTGCTATGATAGCACCCTTTAGTGTGCCGAATGACCTAACCGCACCAGCGATGCCTCCCTGCAAACCTTTGAACGCAGATACTGCTCCACCTGTTTGCTTATCTAATGCCTCAAGTCCACTACTGATAGCATCGTTGCTCTCTTTGGCTTTGGTCTGGGTCTTGTCAGCCTCTATCCCTACGGCTTTAAGCGCAGCGATAGCGGATGTGGCATCCCCTTTAATCTCAATTACTTCAACTGCCGCCATTGTAGTTTAATATATTCGTTCCATCCTTCGGGGAGTTTGTTCTTGCCTTTGGCGATTTCAATGCAATCACCTACCCCAATCCAATCCTCCGAGTTTAGTATTTCAATTAAATAACTTAAATAAGATTGTTTCATACGAGGTTTAGGAGTTCGAATGTTGCTTTGCCTGTGGTCATATTTAGGCTGACGTTGTTTATGATGTACTTGGTGTTGTTCCAAATGATTGCGTTCTGAAGGTTCAGCGTGATGATCTTGCCGATGGGCAACACCGCTTCTACGTTGTAAACCCTGCGTTGTGCAGAATAAAGGTCGGTGATGTAGTTTGACCACTCGGTGTAGTAAAGGCTTCGGTTTACCGATTGCAGGTGAAACGGGTCTATATCTCCACCGAAGCAAATAGAATACGAGGCTCCTGCGCTTGCATATCGGTTTGAAGTGTTAGAGTACCAAGCAATGTTTATTATTTCGTGACTACCATCTACATTTACAAATGTTAATGGGTTTGCACTTAAGTCGTAATCATCAAAATATCCGTAGAACAGAATAGGCGCACCTAAGTATGGATTGAATGTACCATCTTCGTTAGCCTCACTTGTGATGCTTTTGTAAACGAGTACGTTGGTAAGTGCGCTCGTATGTAGGTCTGTCAACCGTTCATATAGCGGACATTCAAACGGTACTTCAATAAGCAACTCCTCGCCATCAAAATCAAAAGTTGTGTTCAAATCTCCAAATCCTACATTGTTTGTCTGTTGGTATTGGAACCCGAGTATCTGCTGTGTTGGCTGATACTTAAATTCAATCTCTTTATATAGCGGTGGTCTGTTCACCACATACTGCGTTATGTCCAGATACTCTTGGAAGTCTTTATCGGATCCTGCTGCGTACCAATCATCCAAAGGCTGAAGCAAGAAGGTTGTTGCGTCAGTAGGGACAATTACCATATTGTACATCTTCAGAATCCCCGCAATAAAGTCCTTTACTTTTATTTCTGGCATCAATTCCGATACTCTAACCGTTGCTGTAACAGTGGCAGATGATGACATTGATGCAGTCCCAAGTGAAGTAGATGGGAAAAGATCCATTGCCCACGAGGTAAAGCGATAGGTAAGAGGCGTTGAATTTTGAGTTGGTTTAATCCTTAATGAAAGCCTATCACCCGCTGCTGCAAAGAAAAATTGAGACGTAACCGTAGTTCCTACGGCACTTGTTGGCAGTACGATTGATGAGCGATACGCTCCATTTACATATAATGCAAGATTAGCCTCTACGTTTAACGTGTTTACAAAAACGGTAAAGGAGTACACCCCAAGAGATGTTAAGTCAAAAGTATCATTAGCAAGGTCAAAGTAGGTACCCGTTCTAGTTTGAAAGTCTATTTTTTGATATGTTGCTGCATTAGGTTGGTTTTGATACATATAACCTTCCTTGCGGTGCAGCCATAACGATAAATTATTGAATGGCACAGAACCCAGAAAATCACCTGTGAACGTGATACCGTACTTTGTCGCAATTTTTTCTAAAATAGCATAAGCCTTTAGGGCGGGCTTTAACTCAAAATAACGGATGCCACGTTTCCCTTGACCTCCCTCACTTGCCCTATGCGCTATATTGTTTTCATTGTCCGCACCTGCACCAGCTGCGCTTTGATAGTACCAATTCTTAACAGGACTCATTAAAGGGTAAAACAAAGGCTCATAGGTGTCAGTAGTTAGCCTATCATAGATTGCGGTATCCGTATAAGGGTGGTCGAATGCGCTGAAGTCAACGTCATACAAATAGTCCTCGCCAAATAAGTCTGTAAGCGTTACGACATCGCCATAGAACGTCATCGTGTAGGCATATGCTTCCGTGCCTTTCAACTGCACGTTCTCCAGTTCTACGACCCCTGTGCGGAATGGCAGGGAGTTTATCTCGATTCTTGCTGATGCTCTTAACCTACCATCAAATCCACCTACTACATCGTTTCGGTAGTAGTAACTAAATACCCCATTGTTCGTTGCACTCGCAGGAACGGTAAAGGCTTGCGTGAAGTCCGTGAACACCTTTGAGATATCCTGCACGTTTTGCACCGATAGGTTGATGCTAATCTCCTCATCTTGGAATATATCCAAGCGCACATCGTTAACGTAAATATCAACCTTGTTCATCGTACAAGCATCCGCTGGTCAAAGGCGTAAGTGAAGGCCATCGTGTAGTTAATGGTCTTGTCATTTACCGACTTTAGGTAGTCTACGCTTCCACGATTAGGAACGATCGCTACCCATTGCCCATCCTCGTAGACTGCCACTTTCTCGCTCATCAAAATCTCCTCTACCACATCGCCATAGGACTGATCTACAAAGCCCGTGTTTAGAGTTATGGTGTTGCGTGAGTTAATGTTAAAGGACTGGTATTTGCCGTTGTTGTAGTTGACATCGGTAAAGCCATCCGCATAGATGCTCTTTTGGTATTGATCTTGGGTAAAATCCCCTCGTTCTGTTGACTTTTTGAAGAAGGTAATGTAGTCGCTCATCCCAAACTTGTTCACGAACTGCACAAGGTATGGGTCGTACTTCGGCTCGCATATAACTTCAAAGTCTACTGCGGTCTTGTCATCTACTTCACCTAATGCCTCAAGCGCTTCGCATAGGCAATCAAGTCCCTCTACTACCCCTCCATCAGTCTTCACCCTATCGTTGTATGCGATACCCTCGCTGTTGACAAGCAGGTTGATGGTGTAGTTGTCTGTTGGTGTGATTCCTAAAAACGCCGCTACGTTAGCAACTCCAGAGGGAATGTATATAACACGCTGCGTAGAGACAAGCGTGGTGTTGGCATAACCCATCTCATCCTTCAAAGAGAACCAGTATTCTGCTCCGTTGATTTCAATACTAAAACCATTGACTCCACTTGTAGTGTTGTATGATACTGGCAGCGATTGGTAGTTTCCCGCAAGCACCTGCATTGGGCGATTGGTGAATAGGTTTGGTTGCGTTACTCCAGTATTCTGCTGCTGACCCAATGACTTATATCCATCTAAAACAAAGAAGTAAGCATTTCCTGTTGATCCGCTTTCGGGGGCGCTGCCATTGTTACTATACTCATAGTCGGCAAAGCGGCGTACCCACAACCCCTCGCCCGTTTCTGATGCGCTGGGTGCGGTGATAAAAGCTTTACCAAATGGATGCAAGAAACGCTCACGCACCAAATCACTTATCTCAAAGTTTATGACTTGATTTACAGAGTAGGACTTTGATAGGTTGTATGTTGTTTGGCCTGTTGTGGGGGTCTGCGCCCCAGTATAGGTAGAAATAGCTAAATCCACAGAGTAGAGCGCATCATCTGGTAGCTCATTGTTTTTTAGCGTTACAAATAAAGGGCTACGAGCTTGCGCTATGCTGGCAGGTAGTGCTGATCTTGGTGTACTCATTTTTTAGAAACTATTTTTTATTGCGTTAGCAATATCGGGTGGCAGTTTATTGATTGCGATATTAAATGGCGTACTAAAGAACTTCGTTGCAGGAATGCCCTGCCGATATACAGACTCACGGACTGCAAAAGGATTTAGCCCTTTTCTTTGCGCCCAATCCTTAAATGCGGATACGGGAGGCTTCTTGTCTTTATAGGCGAATGGACTGTTGGGTGCCTTTTGCTTCCAAATCTTGCCCTTGTTGTTTGTTCTCTTAAATGCGCTTGTAGTCTTTCTTGTGCCTCCTGCTCCCCTTACGCCTTGATCTTGGAACTGACCATAATCCTCCATTGAGAAAGTCAAGGAGAAGTTATCATTTGAAAAATAGATATTATATCGAAGTGAATTGTAAAGGGTCTTGTCGAAGTTGTGCTTGCCTTTGGTGAGGTTACTCCTCGCTTGTTGAATGACATATTTGCCAAACTTAACAAGTACCGCAGCAATCAAGTCCTCCCGTGCCATTTTAACAAACGCTTATCTCGGTGTTTGCAAGCAGCACATCAAAGGTAGCAGTCCATCCTGCAAGCAGGTTCTCAAACCTCTCGCTGAACGGAACACAAGAGGCAGTACCATCCAACTGGTAAAGGTCGGTGTACAGAGTACCCCTGCGTAGTTCTGTCACCACATCGTTGATTACTGCGAGCTGGGTGTTCAGTATGTCTTGCTCGTTGCTGATGCCGTAGAACGGCTCTGCCTGCAATCTTGGGTTCTCTTTGGTCTCATCTACTAAATCCATACAAACAAGGCTTACGTTCATACGGACTATTTGCCCTTCGAATGTTGCTTGGTTGATGATGATGTGCGACAAGGGGAAGATGGTCTGCTTGTTTAGGTCTATGTCGAATATATCCCCAGTAGTTACCACATTGACTTGGCTATGCGCCTCAAGGGTGTACTTTAGTTTAGTGGTGATGTCGTAGAATTGCCTCATTTTATTGACTTTTTTATTAGGTCGTTTTCAACTTCTTGCTTTTGCTTTTCGAATGTGAGGAAGTGAAGACACTCTTGGAGTTCCAATTTAGTGACTCCTCCAAACCTTCTAATATCTCCTTGAGCAAGTTGATATATTGTAGAGTACCATCCCCAACGGGCTGCGA